ATTTCTGCATACTTAGCCGCAGGTGACTCCTCGTCGTAAACAGCTTCTCGGTAAAGCATGATGATGCTGTCTGCGTCCTGTTCAATACTTCCTGAATCGCGCAGGTCTGCGTTTGTCGGGCGGCGTTGTCCCTTAGGTCGTTTCTCTACGTCTCGGGAAAGCTGGCTGAGTGACATGACCGGAGTTTTTAAATCCTTTGCCATGCGCTTAAGGCTTCCTGAGATGTGGGCAATGGCAAGGTCGTTGCGATCTGCCTTGGGCTTGTCAATAAGACCGAGATAATCGACCAGGATGAGAGACAGTGACGGGTGTGTGCGCTTGTGGCGCTCTGCGATGGCACGGATTTGTTCAACAGTCATTTTGCTTGCATCAACAATCCACACATCAAGCTCCATCAGCGTACCGAGGCCCATAGTTACTTTGGCCCAGCCCTCATCGTCCATTTTTGAGGGGTTGCGCAGTGCTGAGACAGGCAGGTTTCCGGCACCGGCAATCTGACGCTCGACGATCTGATTGCTGTCCATTTCCATACTGAAAATCATCACGCCACGCCTCTTATCGCTTCCAGGGCAAGGTTGCTTTGCCACTCCCTCAGCTACGGTAAGCGCGAACTCCGTTTTACCCATGCCGGGCCGAGCGGCCACAATCACCAGGTCGACGTTGTTAATTCCCCCGGTAATCTGGTCCAGTTCTGGGATTCCTGTCTTGAGCGTATCGGAGTCATCACCCTGCCTCAGTCGCTTCTCCAGAAGGTCGTTATATCCATCAAGCACGTCACGGATGTGCATAGGGCGAACCTGATCGCTTGGGCGGTCAATCTCACTAAGCGACGCCATGAATTCGCTGATGTGGTTCATGGCGATCTCATGATTACCCGAAGTGTTGATTGCGTCCTGACCTCTGGAGAGCAGTTCGCTGAACCGGCGCACCATTGAGTATTCACTGACGACGCGAGCATACCCTTTCAGGTTTGCGGCGCTGGGCGTCTGTCGCATGGTCTGCATGATGTGACCGAAATTGCCTTCACCCATTGCCTCAGCAACCAGCAGGCCGTCAATCAGTCCACGCTGCTTAGCCTGGCGCTTTATCTCGCGGAAGGTCTCACGGTAGAGGGTTGTGCTGAATGCTGATTCATCCAGAGTGGCAATTACATCTCCTGCATCCGGCGTATAACCGCCAATCAGAAGTCCACCAATCACACTGGCTTCAATGTCTGTGTTTGTCATAGCGTTCCCTCGCGAACTTTGGTGAGTGTTTTGCGCTGAAGCAGAAAGTCGAATGTTGCTACCCATTCACGGTCGTTATCACCGAAGTGGAACGGACGGGCCTGCTGCATGAAGGCGCTGACGTAAGCACGGAAGCCATCTTCGTTTGGCGTAGCCAGGGAGGTGACGATAGTCTTGAGTTTGCGCTTACGTTCTTCGCTGAGTTCGACTGCATGAGGAAGTCTTTCACCAGCAAGTTCGTTGTAGCTCTGCATGCAGGCTTCGTAGTTGATGTGAACGGGTTTTCGCTTAGCAGGTTTAACACGGTCGGCGCTTACACCCGTAGGGGGTAAGGGGGTGTTTTCTTTTTTCTTTTGAATAGTTTCTTTTGTGTGACTCTGTTTTGGTGACACCCCTGTCACCGTTTTGGTGACATTATTTGTCACCAATGCAGTGACATTATCACCAGAGTAGTGACAACCGGTCACACACCACTCCGAAACCTCTTTGTTTGGACCAATCTTGTTACCCTCACGGATGACGACTTTCATCCCGATAAGCTCATTCTTGGCCTTGTTAACTTTCTGGCGGGGAAGTCTTGTCAGCTCTGCAAGCTGGCTGTCGGCAATGCGGTCCATCTTCTTGCCAAAGCCATAAGTTTTACGGCAGATGGCATGTGCTACCTTGCTCTGATTCTTCGTTAAATCAGCACCGATAAGCTCGTCATACAGCGCATTGGCAAGACGGGTAAAACCCTCTTCCAGTTGAGCCACGCGACGCTCCATACCCTCCGTAGAAGGGCGATAATCTGACAGGTTACGTACAACACTCATTTGCTCTTCTCCTTAACCTTATGCTCTTCCAGTATCTCTCTCAGCTTCTCAGCCAGAATCGGGTTACATGAGCGCAAATATCGGGATCGGGTAATGTTTTTGTGTAAATCCGCCTGGTACACAACGTGTTTCTTTGGCATAATTACTCCTGTGAATTGTTCCAGTTATTTCGCATCAGGCCTCAAAACAGTTACCGCTGCTTTGGGGCTTTTCTTTTGTCAGTAGTTGCTCAATACGTAGCAATCTTTTCGCCATTTCCGACTCCGGCGACACTACATCCAGATAAGCCATCGCCAGACTCATCATCTGGAAGAAGCTGTAGCGCTGCTTTCCTGATGGACGTTTCATGCGGCTAACGGCTGCATCATCTAAATCCAGCACCTTAGCCAGCGTTCCTTGTCCACGTTCAGCCAGTTTGTTCAGTAACTGGCTTTCAATCTCTCTCGCTTTTTTGCGATAGCTTGCGATTTCCATCATGTAAAATTCCTTTCGTTGGTTAAATGGCGCGACATTGCGGTGAGCAATGTCACTTGGGTTTTGCTCCGACATTTCGGTGGGAGCGGCTTCAGAGTGTTAAAGAGCTGTGTTGCTTAAGCCGCGGTATCGGCTGACTTCATGTATCGCTGCGGGTAAAGAATCTGCATTTCGGTGATCTTCCCTTTGAAGAACCGGGACAGCTTCTCTGCCGTCTCAAGAGATGGAACCTGAATTCCCCTTTCGATTCGGCTAAGGTTTCCAACGTCAAGTTGCGTTGCGATGGCTACCTCAGAAATTGTCAGCTTTTTCTCTACACGCATTTTCCTTAATGGTGTTGGCATAATACACCTCCTAAATGCGCTATACGCATAATATGCGAATTACAAAATATGCGCAAGGCGCTTTGCGTGAAGCGCATAAAAAAGGTTGAATATCCGCCATGAAAATAGGCGACAAGATTAGGCAGATTCGCAAAGCGAATAAGATGACCCTGAATGAACTCGCGTTGCGCGTGGATAGCGACGTGGGGAACCTGTCACGCCTTGAACGCGGGATGCAGGGTTACAGTGACTCACTCATTCACAAGATTGCGGAAGCTCTCGCAGTTCCTGTATCTGAGCTATTCTCTTCCAATGAGGTTAATGATACTGTGCATTCATACAGTATCGGTTCCATTATAAAAAAGGGGAGAAAAGATGTGTACAAGATTGATGTTCTTGATGTTTCAGCAAGCGCCGGTGATGGTTCACCCTCGAAGGATGTCGTTGAAGTCATAAAGTCTATTGAATATGTTCCCGATCAAGCAAGGGTCATATTCGGTAACCGGCCGGAGTCATCCGTGAAGCTTATAAACGTTCGCGGTGACAGTATGGAAGGCACTATTGAGCCAGGCGATCTGATTTTTGTTGATGTCGCCGTAAGCAGCTTTGATGGTGATGGCATCTACGTCTTTGACTATAACGGCGACATGTTTGTTAAGCGCCTGCAGAAAGTAAAAAGCGAGCTGATCGTCATATCTGACAACCCGCGCTATCGTGAGTGGACCATATCTGAAGAAGAAATGGATATGCTACATGTAGCTGGCAAGGTCATGCTGAGTCAGTCCCAACAATACCGACGCCATGGATAGCCTCCCCTTTCGCAAATCAGCCCGCCATGTGCGGGCTTTTTTGTGCCTGCTGCACATCCCGCATAAAAATAAATCTCTTTCTGTTTCATACGCATACGCTAAAACCCCGCAAAAACCCATGAAACCGATTAATTATGCTCTTTACGCATATGCGCATAACGCATAATATCTATCCCATCAGCACGAAGCACAGCAACAAACGACAGGATGTCGGCGCTCTTTAACATTGATGGGAATGTCCCGCCGAAATGCGGGAACCAAAGTGCAGTTGGCCTTGGACTGGATGAAATGCAGCGTGAAAAAGCGCAACCACGGAGATCAGCATCGTGGCGTCCAGTGCTAAGCCAATTACCGGAGGTTAATCATGACAGTAGTCGTCACTTATCTGGCCTCTGATACGGCCAAGAATCGCCGCAGAGCACGCAGAGCAGTTAAGCGTGAGCAGATGGAAGCTGATGCACGCCTGGCGCGCAAAATCGCCGTAGCGGGCACCGGATGCAGCCTGACAGTATCCCGCGCAATCAACTCCCCTTCTCTGCGTCAGCCAAAAACAGCAGGCTCAGCCTGCTTACCAGAAGTAGCTATCTACTCTGCCG